TGCATGAGTGAGAAAGAAGATGAGCAAATCTTCTCTCATGTCTTTAGGCATACGAGCAATTCTAGCTAGGTGTGCACCTATCTGTGTAAACTTCTCATACCCCTTCTCATTAGCTTTGTCAAAGAATTCAAAGGAACTCATGTACTGAAAGTCGTCTATAATTATGTTTTTGATCTCAGGTCTTTTCTCACTAACATATTTAATGCAAGCTTCTATATTTTCAGGTGTGGCTTTGTCATACATGTTTCCAGCAGGATTATCCTTACTCCAGATAGTGTACTTCTTTTTCCATCCTTTAAATGGTAGTGGCTTGTTAGCTACGTTAATAATAAATGTCTCTTTGGGATCTAACGTCTCAATACTGGTAGACTTTCCAGCACCGGACTCTGCAATGATTAATACACCTTGTGCCATATGTGTTTGTTTTTATTTACTTTTTATAAGGTCATTAAGCCATATTTTTGCACTAACAGGTTTGCCTGAGTGTATGGCATAATAGTCTCTGATTGTCATATCAGAATATGGAGCATCTTCCATAGGAGAGGGGGCTTTAGGAACCATAGCAATAGTTTCCTGTGCTTTTTGTGTCACTTTAAAAACACTGTCTTCTGTTCCTGTAAATGCTGACATTTTGCTAATAGCAATAGAACTTGGATGTACTACTTTTAATTCTTCTAAAGGAACTAAATAAGAACCTTTAGCATTAAGTTCATACTCTTCTTCAAAAGATTGTGTATAAGGCACTCTATACACTTTTCTTTCTGGATCCACTGGATTTAAATCTGAGTCTATAAGCTCAAAGAAAAATCCTTTTGTTTTTTTAAACTCTGAGGAAAAGATTCCTACTACGAGTCTTCCTTGTTCATCTCTGAACTGTGTCTTCATGTTGAAGTCGTAAGGACTAATTCCCAAATCTGCAATAAGACTAGTATTATAATCTCTAATCTCTTTTGTCTTTTGGGTCTTATACCTTGCACGATCTTCATCAGACATGCTGTGCATAATTGACATTGTTTTTTGTTTTAATTGTTATTGTTAAATTGTTGGTCCATTTGTATTAGTAAATCTATTAGCTGTTCTTCTTTGAGGAGGTTGTCCTGTTGGATTAGCAGCTTGTGGTTCTCCCACTTCTATCATTCTTTGTTTAGCAAACTCTGCTTTAAGAAATATTAAGTTAGTATCATCTGCACTATTTCTAGATTTAAGTATGTGAGCAAATATATCATCTGTTTTACAGGGATATTCTTTACGTCCATAACTTTCTATATCAGCTTTGAATGGTCTTGTAAGTACTAATACCATATCACTACCTTGTTGTAATGCATCACCACCAAATATATCAGAGCTGGTTGGGTAGTTACCTACAGTGCCTGGCATTTTTCTAGTAGGTTCATCAATACTTCTATTAAGCTGAGAGATCATAAACACTACAATAGGAAGTTTATTCTTCACTCTCATTAACATTTCTACAGTGTTGTATAGAGTGTTAATCTTTTCTTTCTCATTTACATCTTTTTTTATTAACCAACTATGATCTACAGTGACTATAAGAGGTTTTCCTCCTAATCCTTCATAAGTTTTATAGATTGCATCTTCCATTTGTTTAACAGTGAGTGGCTCATTTATCTGACATCTATAGTTTCCATGTGTATGAAACACTCTAGTATCATTTAAATAATTGTTCATTAACTTAATAGAAAAATCATCCACTTGTTTAGTAGTAGATAACACTTGATTATAATCTAGTCCCACTTGAGATGCAAAATCTCTAGATGCTGTTTGCTTAGCACCCATCTCAAATTGAAATTCTAAAATATTGAAATTTTGTGTAGGATTAAGAGTTTTAGATTCTCTTAATATTTGACTAACAAACATTGTTTTTCCTGACCCAGGTCTTGCACCTATTGTTAGCATTGATCCCCATTCTAAACCTGCAACCCCTGCATTATTAATGCCAGTCCAGGGTAGACTTAATGATTTAATTTTACCAGATTGTCTATCTTTTATATACTGTAAACCTTCTTCTAGAATTTCAACATATGTTTTAATACCAAAGGGTCTATCTTTCTGTGGAAGATTTAGAATATTCATCAGTTTAATCCTAGTTTTAGTTTAGTAAAAGTATATAATTTTAGTGAGATTACCAAAATAATTTCAATAAAAATATACTTCCAAAATGAAATTTCAATTATAAATTTATTTACTAAAAACCAATTGGTAAAAGTAAATAAACATCCTAATAATAAACTATGTATTACTTTCTCACGAATGGTCATCTGTTAACAATTTAGGGTTATCAATAATCTGTTGACAATAGTCAGCAAGCTTTGAGCTCACTTCTTTTGTCTGTGGATTTGTTTTCTTTATAAAATAACTGCTAGTAGCCATATACATATGATTCTTTTTTCTAAAAACTTCATTATAATAGTCAGTGGCATCTAGTACAAGATCCCAATCATATTCAGGATAGTTTTTAAAGAACCATACAAACTTATCTTTAAGTTCTTGTACACTTTGTCTAGCTAACTCACCAGACGGAAGTCTTTTGGCTGGGAAAGCTTCTCTATATTCTTTAACTTTTTCATTGAAATCTTCACCAAGCACAGCTACTGTTATTTTCTTTTTGGTTTTGACTAAATACATTTCAAACTCATTAAGAATAGTGGCTGCTTTATTGGTTAATTTTCCATCTTTATCTACTAACCCTTTATGTTCTGCAATTATTCTTTCAGCATCAGCATTAATTAGTGCTTTAGAAGGTATTATTTTTTCTCTACAACAGTCAAGAAAATAGATTTGATTAGGACTCAAGTTCCATTTTATCAAAGTAGTCCACAATTGATGGCTCATAGTTAAGTTTTATATGTTTAATAATTTCAGTATACTTCTGTCTGAATAGATCATTAGTTTCGTATAAGTTTTTAAATGTAATAAGACCATGGAGTACAGATGTATGGTCCATACCTACAGATCTTCCTATTGTCACTACATTATATCCCATAGATCTAGATATAAAAAAGTAAATAAATCTTAACTCTACTAAACATCTAGTTCTATTTCTTGCTGATAAACTCATTTTTTTACCATATCGTGTAGGTAAAAAAGATTGAAAATAGGTTTGTAAAGTTTCTAAACTAACTATTTTTAAGTCATCTTTGTTATGCATAGTGTTATTCCTAGTAACCACTGTAGGGTAATAATTTAGGGTTTTATGGAATTTCTCCATAAATTCTTTAATTAATTCTTTTTCTGTTTGTAATTGTTCTTCCTGTGTCATAAATTTTTAGGTTGATTCTTAGAAATTTCGTATATTATATTGTAGAGAAAAGGGTGTCAAAGTTAAGCCTTTTTCTTTAATAATCTATTTATTTATGTAATTTTTTTAATTTTTTTGGAAATGAGTGTATCTCCTAACCCTAAAAGCTCAGTGCCTAATGCACTAAAACTCTATCTCTTTCCTTCTTTAGTAAGTATTTTAGCTATGATGATTTGGAGAGATGTATCTGAACTTAGAGTTGATGTTAAACAACTATTAGCTCAGTCTAATATTGACAAAACAGAGATAATAAATCTTAAAAGAGAGGTATTTAAAATACCACCTCCTATTGCATCAAATATAGATGTTGATAAGTTATATGTTCTTCATGATCAATTTTTTAAACATGAAGATTTTTTTGATATAAACAAGTATATAGCTAAAAATTAATTATATGAAATTTGGTTGGAAACATTATTTTGATCCTACTCCTAAGAGAGTGAGGGTATTAGGAGATTCCTTAGCTGCTGCTGGTACTTTTGGTGCTGGTCTTGCTATTCTTAATGGTTATCCTATAGCAGGTACCACTATTATGGTGGTAGCTGTAATTGGTAAATTTATTTCAAATTTCTTTACAGATGATACTAGAAAATCTAAAAAAAATTAGTATATCAGAAATATTAATAGTTGTCTTATTAATCATCATACTCTTACAAAGATGTGGTGGTGGTAAAACTCCTGAAAATCCTGTTTCTCCAAAGATAACAAGAGACACTATTTGGATGCATAAGGATTCTACTATTATATCTAAACCTCAACTAATTAAGACAGAACCATATGTTGTTCCTGTAGATAGATGGAATACACAATATCTACCAGATACAAACTATGCTAAACTTTTAAAACAATATGAGGAACTAGTTAGAAAGTTTCTAGCTACAAACATTCAAAAAGATGTTGTGAATATAGATTCAATAGGACATATTTACATAACTGATTCAATATCAAGTAATTTAGTTAAGAATAGACTTGTTACCTGGAACTTAAAATA